ATCTCTTTTCTTAGCGGTGGTTATAATATATAAATCTTTTGGATGCTTCATAGGAGAAAACTCGCCAATACTATTAATTTTTATCTGGCCTTTACCTATCTTTATAAAGTAATAAGTCAAGGCTGTTCTCGACTTGCCAGAGCCGACTCCACCACAAAGGATGGAGCCAGACTTCAGCTTGTCAACTGCTTCTAACTGATGATCTCTAAGATTGATGTTCATCGCTCTTACAAGTACCATCACAAACTTCGCAATTACCACAACCACCAATAGTATTAGCTGCACTATCTGGAACATCACGATACTTTAGTTCTAACTCGTCTTCTTCAATTACAACAGCTAAAGATTTAAGATATCCAGAGACACCAGATTTTCCTTTAACATTCCAATTATATGGGCTAATCACTACGTCTGCTTTTACAATCTCTGCCCAATCAAGTATCTTAACTGATGCTTCGTCTATGCTAGATTTTCCACGACTAGAGACCATTATTATTCTTGGTGGTTTATAACCAAAATTAACGGTTACTTGTAGAATTGGTTTCTTTTCTTCGGTGTCGTCAAATGGATCTAACCATCTTATATTCCAGCCATCTTTCTCTAATGCAATAGCTGTATCCATAGGCAATACGACATTAAAATTTCTTCTACCTATAGGATTAAAATTACCTGCTTTACCTGAGAAATTACGAAATATTAATTCTGCATCTTCAACCTTAACATTATATGTTACTTTTTTCATTTTATTATCTCCTTTCAAAATGGAATATCCTCGGTGTTTACTAGAAACCAATCGAAACTACCATATTTCTCAATTGTTTTTTTGGCTTCTTCTTTTAAAGAATTAAAATATCCATAGTCTATATCGCCTTCTTTGTTTAGATTTTTTACTATTTCTGCTTCAAGCCATCGATATCCTTTACTACCAGTTGCAGCGTAATACTTACCTTCTTTCTCTCTTAATAATATTCCTCCACCACAACCAGGTTTAATAGGACAGAATCTACCAACTCTTCCTATAAAATGATAATTATGCTCACCTTCTTTAAGGTCTTCGTTCATGTCAATATACAAGGAAGAAGTAACAGCTTTTGTTTCACATAAATCATCGAACAATAACTTCTCTTTACTAAATAAAGTCTTGAACACATATGGGTGTTGAAATTGAGCCCCAACAGCTACCCATTTATTGTTGCTTCTGTATTTGTATCTAGCAATATATACAGCATCATTAACTAGACAAAATTTATCATATGTGTCCTCCTGTTCAAACGTATACCCATACTTTTTACCAAAATCAATAATGAATTTTATAATCTTTTGTGTTGGTTGTGGTATTTTAATAGAGTCTGTCTTAATATGTGCTACTGTAAATCCTTTTTCCTGAACAGCATGCTTTAAATCAATCATAAATAACGCACCGCGTTTGGCTACTATGTTATCAATATTGCGTGGGTCTTTAAATTTATTTTCAAACTTTGCAGAAGTTAAACCATATACAATGTTAATTACAATTTTTAAAGCATATGATAAATCTTTAGAATCTTCTGGTGTAGACAAATGTTTAACAAGAACCCCATTCAACATCTTTTTGGCTAAATTATATTCTTTATGTTTTATGGCTATTCTTGCATCAAGGAGTTCTTTAAACTTTTTAGTGTATATTCCAAACATATTCATATTAACAAGACTTGTTGGATGCATAGACGCAATATCGAGAACCACAACATCTTCATATATGCCTGGTTCGGAATAAACATATCCTCCTTCGCCTGTTACTTCTTCACGATATGTGCTCTTACCATAATCAAAGACATATCCAGGAAATGTCTTACTTAAATCTGTGTAAATAAACTTCTCTTGTGGTTTACGATCATCGCCAAATATAATTCTAGCAGTATGCATTTGCGTGGTATCGTTTACAGCTAATCCAGATAAATCTGCTAAAATTTGTCGTGCTATAAAATCTTGTTTTCTATCAGTAAACACTGCTTCTGTAGAGACAACATCGTTAACACAATATTCTGCTACCATAAGCCATTTACTTTCCACAACAGGTTCGTCCCATTTAAAACCTAATTCTTGGTGATGAATGCCTAGTGCAATTTGAAACTTTTTAAGACTTTGTTTAACAGATGAAAAATCATAAACATCTGCATAAGATAGATTATATGCTTCTCCAAATAAAACATTTCGGCTTCCCTTTATTATTCTTTGACTTAACTGAAATAACTGTGCGTTGTTATATCCAACGTATCTCGCATAAAGAATATGATTATCATATCGGCGATTATTAAATCCAACTAATTTGAATTTTAAAATCTGTTCTATATCAGTAGCTGTTGGATTAATCATTATAACTTCTTTTTTACCTTCAGGTTTCCAAACAACTACAAAAAGATTAGGAAAAACTTCTACATCAAAGAAAACAAGATCATTACTTATATACTCGTCTACTGATTTGCTATTCTCCTCGGATTTGAAATTCATTTTAGCAACTAACTTAACACAATAATCCGCTTTGTTCGTGCTATTATTAGCAAAATTTAGAATCGCTGGACGCATATCAGTAACATCGTATTTCATACCAGATGTATATGCTTCGTCTAGTATCTTAAACATAAAATCAATACTTGGTTTTGTTCCTGGGTGAATCTCTTTACCTAAATTCTTTTTAATTAAAGTTCTAAGTGACTTTTCGTTTTTAACTACTTCAAAATTAATCATCTTTTTTCCTTTCAAGGGAAGACCAGAATTTATAGTAGATATTGGTATGTTGTTACATTTAATAAATTTTCTACGAAGAGAACTATTCCCAGAAAACACTTTTATCTCTATATCTTTACTATAAACCCGCTCCAACATTTCAACATCGCCTTCATATATATAATGAAGATGTATTCCTTTTCCGCTTTTACTAAGTTCGGCATATGTAGGTGGCCACTTACTTCCTGCTTCAAGATTTTTTTCAAGAGACTTCTTACCTTCTTCATCTTTTATATCAAAATCGATAACAATATGATTCAAAGGTAGTCTAACAAAGTGAAGTTTTTTTGTATTTATATCAGACAACTTTGTCTTTACCTCACTCCATTTTTCAGAAGGTATTTCATCAGTGGTCGCATACTGTGCCGCATAGTCGCCATAGTTTTTTTCGAAAAAAGAAATGGTGTGGTCTAATACTAATGAGTTTTGATGTTCTTCTGCTTTTAAAACATTTTTAAACTTATCGATTTTAAAACCTTCATAATGATTTCTAACTTGTTTATTATCTATACGAGTAACATCATAAAACTTTTTAAAATAATTCTTTAACTCTTCTCTAAATTTATGGCGAGCTAATTTAAATTCCACCAATGCTTCATCGCAATATGTTTTATACATTTCATATGCTTGCGATAGAGAAGTTGAGTTTTGTTCTTTAAATGTATAATAGTTAGATTCAATAAAGTTAAAGAATACATCTGTTTGAAACATCATCTCGAGTGGACGATATGACATATAATAATTTTTTCCTAATTCGCGATACACATCTAAACAATGTTGTGCAATAGCGCCCAACTCAAAATCAATTTGAAACATTGCTGCTTGATATTTTTTAATTGGTAGTTTCTTACCAGAAGGTCTTACATCGATAAGTCTTCTAATAATACCAGACTTCGCATCAGATATCTTTACAGGTTTATTTGTTGCCATAAATAAGAAGCAATTAATCCGCGACATATATGCAGATTTATACTTCTCGTTCATTGTCATCTCCTCGTGGCTGACGATTGAATTGAGTTTCGTGTTATCCTCAATCTTCGACAAGTCGCCATCATGCTGTATTGCAACGAGGGGATTAGCTTTAAAGACTTCAGTGGAGAATGCGTTATTGGCTGACGTAAGGGCTTTTGCTTCAAAAGTTGTATAATATCCTTGAAACAATTTCTGAATAATATTAAGAACTGTCGACTTGCCTGCGCCAGCTTCTCCATAAAGTACGATAAACTTTTGGATATCCTTTGCATCGCCTGCAACAATTGCTCCCACTGCCCATTCGAGTTTGGTTCGTTCTTCAGGTTCATAGAGTGTTCCAATGAGTTCATCATAAGCTTCATAACTTCCTTTCTCTAAAGAATATGGTAATCGTCTACTAACGTAGTCTTTCTTCTTTACTTCTGTATTTGAGAAAGTCAACTTTTCATCTAACTGATGGGAATTATCAGATATACAACCCATATATTTTCTGAACTCAACCCAAGAACGAGATGAAAAATCCCCCATGGATTTAACATGGACAACGCCATCTGTCTTAGAAAGGAGCTTCGAACGGTATGATAGAAGATCTATGTCTACTAATCTTTGAACGTCATATTCATCAGTAGACCATGTTCCTTTCTCTTCATCCCAAATTGCATAGAACGATTTACCACGAACCATCAAATCTTTTGTTCTACACACTTTAAAGTCTGGAGAGAGTTCTATTACACCATTTTTAGTGCTCCTTTCTTTAATTTGATAAAAATCCATGTATTCACCCCTTAAAATAAGTTTGTTACAATCGTTCTATTTCTTTTTCTGTTGCTGGTCTGGTTTTAAGAACGACTTCGTCTTGTTCGTGTAAACGTAATTCTTTAGGCCCTTTTCTATATAATTTATTAAATGCTTTCCAAGCTTCTTCTTCTGTTTCTTCATAACAAGCAAACATACCACCAAAATATCCATTTCTTCTAATTTGAAATAAATACAAGTTAATCATGGTAATTCTCCTTAAAATAAGTTTGTTACAATGTTACAGTTTTTTTGCCAAAAACTTTCTATAATACTATATTTTTAACGTTTTTAAAAGTTTATGAAAAGTACTGTAACATTGTAACAGAATGCCCTCTAGCCCTTGCCGCTGTAAGGCGGAGTGGCATTTTGAAACTGTAACAAAAGTGTAACAAACTGTAACAGAAATCACTTTTTTTCATCAATTATACTATAATTCTCATTAATGTATTCTGCAAGTTGATACCATATTTCAACTTTTCTTTGATCTTTTCTCGAATTTCGTAAGGGAAACAACCCGCCATTACCAAGGCGGGTATATTCCCTATGAACAATTTTGTCAATTAATCGGTCTATTAAACAGGTATCCCAACCAGTTTCTCCAGGAATTTTACCAGATATGCGTTTGTAGTCTTCTAACGTATCTGAAAACCACTGATCACTATATCTAGATAATCCACAGTTATCCATCATCTCCCAGAAATATCTAGTTGTACAATCTGACTGTCCTTCCTTTTGTACAATTTCATCAAATCTCTGTGCTAAAGCAATTAACATTTCAAGCATATTACAATGTTCTAGATAGACGTCCGTTAAATCAAAGACAAATTTCTCTCTTAACCAAAAACCATCTTCACAACGATTATCATCATTTAATACAAACCATTCGAATTGTCTATCAAATAACCGTCGTGCAAGAATCCAATAACTACTATTTTTATCTTCAACCTGTATAATCTTACATAACCAATGAAAGTACTCATCTAGTATTTCGGCAGAAGATATTACGGTCGTTCTAGGCATTAAGACCGCCTCTTTCTTTTCGGCTTTCCATCATCAAATTCGACGATTTCTCCTATTTCTTCGGTTAACTCTACTTTTACTACTTCTGGAGGAAAGTAATCTTCCAATTCTCTGGTAATTTCATAATCGGCCTTCAGACGTAGATTACGAATATATAATGCTGCCGGGGTTTCGGGATCAACATAATTAAAATTAAGATTGTCTATACCAAGTACTCCTTCCATATCTATCTCGGCAATAGCGGAATTCTCATCAACAAGTATACCATCATTATAATATGATAAACTTATTTTATCAAATAATGGCATGCCTTTGAGAAATTCTTCTTGGGATATTACTTGAATGGCGGTTTCTTTTATTTCTGGCGTTTTGCTATAATTGATTGGTTTCTTGGTATTTTTATTATAAACACCAACAGGTCTGTTTGGTCCTTGTGCTTCTTCATATTTTTTAACAGGAATTCGATCAACAGAAGTTCTAAATTCTTCTGCAACTTTCTCGTTAAAGTCTTCAGCAAATTCCTCAACTTCTTCTTGGGCTTTATTAATAGTAATTTTATAACTTATAAAAGCCCCAATCGCTCCTCCAATAAGAAATGCGAGTGCTATTTTCTGTCTTTCATCCATTTTAATTAACTCCTTTCAACGTTGGGTTTACGTAAATCATTTCTCCACATACTGCACAAATAAAACACGTTGGTGTAAACTCTTGTCTAAAAATATCATTCGTATCCACTTTACATATTCCGACAGGTATTAACAACCGTGATCCGCACTTACATTTTACTTCTTTTTTAACAAATATGTTTGATGGTTTCATAATTACTCTCCTTATTTAAACACAATTTTAAAACCTAGTGGAAGCAATAATTCTTCAATAGCAATTATGTTATATGGCCCATCTTTTAATATAACCCACTTAGTTAGTTTTTCATTTAGTAAGTGTTCCATTACTCTTATGTTTGCTGGTATACCTTTTCCAAAAGTTGGATAATCAACACTGGTAATCACATATGGAGTAAAACTATAGTCTTTATATATCTCACCAGGCATTAACTTACTAAAATCTTTTCCCGTGTAAAACAACCATAGTTTTTTTCCATTTTCATCAGTGACTTCAAAACTTCCAACCATTTTTTTCTCCTTTCAACCTAAAAATATTGGAGTAAAAACCTCTTTTACATCATTAGCATAAGCGAAATAACCGCATGTTGCAAGGATACCAAGTAACATAAAAACCATAAATATAGCAAGGTCTCTGGCCACAATCTTGTTCATGTTACTCCACCTCTCTATAATTTATTAACCATATAAAGATAAGAATATTAAAGGCCATGATTAATGCCCACTGAGGTGCGCCGGCTCTATCCATATAAAACATAGTTATGGCAATTAATACAACTGCAGAAATAAAGTTTACATATTTTAGTTTTATAACAAAACACCGTCCTTACTTAATTGTTGTACTATGATTTTATCACCTTTAACGGTAAGAATCTTAAAATATTCTTCTTTTCCTTCATCAAGTATCTTTATTATTTTTCCTTCTACCAACCAATCTAGTTCTCGGGATAGATGTATTTCAGAAATCTGTTTATGTTTCATAATTACTCTTCCTCCCAAAAACGAGTATAAGTAAACTTTGGGCTATTTGCATTAGGAGATAATCCAAGAACTCCTTCGTACCAAGCCTTGTAGATTTTTTGTTTATCGTTTCCAGTAAGTTGTTTAATCATTAAATAACATTCTTCTAACGCTTCCCAAGCATCTCCTAGATTGTCAATTAACTCGATTCCTAGGAATTCATTTTTGCCAGTGGTGATGTGTCTATATGATCCGGCCATAGAAACTCTCCTTTCAAGAGAAAATATGTGTAGTTATCGCAAGTAAAGTAAGTAAAACCGAACGGCAAAGAACAGGGCAATAAGAATCACAACACCATTTACCCAAGAAGCAACTGTATAATCATATTTGTTCGACGGTTTTAACATCGTTCTCCAACTCCTCCAACTTTTGTTGGTAATGCGTCCAATGCAATTTACTAAGTAACAGACGAGTCATTTCTTCTTTTAATAGTCGAGCAGACTCACGTTTTCCCATTTTAGGTTTTTTTGGAGGAATCTTTCCCTCTCTTGCTAATTTTGCAATAGGATTATATTTGTGCTGTCCCATATTCTCTCCCCACAATTTCCATAGAAATGACTTTACCATTCTGTTTGATAATATTCCCAAAAACAAGTCTTGAATATTGACCATATACAGGATGATATTCCCATTCTCCAAATTCTTTCATTTTAATATACCTTCTTTCTTTTTTTTAATGCGTCCGTAGATATCTTACAATGATCCAAATCAACCATAACCCGCCAGTGAGTATGAGCATAATCAAATCAAACAACATCATTAAACAACCATAATTTTTCATTGGCGACTACTCTCCTTTCGACCGTCTCTTATTCTACCATCTACTCCGAAATATTTAAAGTTCCAAAATATAAGTTTTACAATAAATTTTACAAAACTATCCGTTTGATATTCTACGTCATAATATCCTTTATAAGGATAATTAAAAGCTATAATTCTATACTTAGAACCCATACTAACTCTCCTTTCAAGAGTTTATTCACACCAGACAAGTTCTATTAACTCGCCTCTTTGATTTTTTAATAAAACAGTATCTTTTCTTTTAGTAAATAAGAAAAACATACTCGGAGTAACAATATGATAAATATCAAAGACAGGAAAACCTTCTTCGTCAGTAACCAGATTAGTACTCCGAGTATAAAAATATGACTTTACACCACGCCAACTATATGCATCAATTAGATGTTCTTCAAGGAGTTCAAATTCCTTCTCAGTTAAGAAATCTTCATAATCATATTCTCCTAGCCATAGATCTTTCATTAGTACTGCCCCTTATCATACAAATATAAATAAGGATAATTAAGAACATCCTGGGCGAAATAACCAGAACCAACGGCTTTTAAACCTTCTTTTTTTCATATCAAATTGTAGATTACCCCATCAACATTGAAATCAAGAAGGATATTTGCTTCATAACCGTTTACAAAAGCTCTGGCTCTTGGTCTTGGGTTATAACTATCTGCCTCAAATATACCGAAGTCGACGCAATTGTCTCCCTCGCCAATACACCATCCTACAACAGAGCCGGCCTTTGATCTAGGAATATCAAGAGCATCATATACTTCATTCAAGAATAAATGCCCCCTGGAGTGTAATAGGTCATTAGCAAAGTTTTGTTGGGCTTTGAGGAAAATCAGACTATACTCTGGTATTTTGTTCCATCTTTCAGAAGCTTCATCAAAGAAACGTGCGTAGATACTATAACTATTCGGATCAGTTACAGTTATAGTTTTTTTTACTTTTTTAGTTTTCCCTTTTTCATCCGTTTCTTCAATTTCGATTGTTTTTTTCTTAAGACCATATCTGAACTGTTCGTCTTTATCTTCGCCAAGTTCCTCGACAACACGTCTACGATAATTTTTGAATCCTTCGTCAAGCGCTTTATATGCGGCCATTAAAGCCAAATTCCGTTGCTTCATGATACCATGAGCGCCCCAGATTAATCCAACAGAAAGTCCACCAAGGAGAATACCGGGCAGAAGTAATTTAGCAAGATCTATACTCGTGTGAGAATATGTTATTCCTAAATCCTTATAGTAATCTGAAGTTGAATACTTTTCGATTACATATATTTCTTTGGCCTGCTGAATTGTAATGATCTCATTCTGGGCTTCTTTAAGTAATGCTTTCGCTTTAGGTGCTGCTTTATATAACATTATGGTACTTTGAATAACCCCAGTAATACCAAGAACTATAAATATTTCTGGTGAGTGTTTCTTAAGAACTAGACTATTTCTCCAAAAAAGTCTAGTTGCAATATCTTTTACATTATCTAATTCTAACATTTTGTTCTCTCCTTTAATCTAATAATACAACTCTCGGTAAACCGATAACAAATCCTCTTCTTGTTGGCGCAATAACCGCATCACTTAAATTATACCATCCATATTTACCGTTAGTATAATTATCAGAATCCATTCCAACAAGTTCATAGAAATCACCAACAGTGGCTATTCCATATTGATCAACTAAAGTAACAAGTTGTTCTAATACGGCTTCTGCGTCTCGGCGCACAGAGAAAGAAACCTCATCAAAAGTATGTCTGTTTACTACACGTGGTCGATTTGGTTCTCTTCCGCGATTATCGCGGCACCGATCATAAGGTGTATATGGTTCTCTGGATACAAAGGATCTACCTCTATCCCTTTCGAGTCGTCTACCGCCTTTTGCCGCTCCAAATAATAACATTTCAACACTTCCACTAATAACATCAGAGAAAGTATTTTTTGTTACTGGAATCAGAATATCATAAATAACATACGACATAACACTATCAACATCATCTCCAAAGAAAGTATCTGTTAACTTCTTCCAAAAACCTTTCTTTTTGACTAATATTTTCCCTTTTATAACTTTTTCTATTTTTTTATTCTTTTCTAAACTCTTAACTGTATGCGAATTGCTAGGAAATTCTTCCATCTTACGCACCAACTTCTTTACTTAATATCTTTTTAAGATTATTCGCTGTAGTAAATATCTTATCAAAATTAGTTACAAAATCATCAATTTGTCTATTTGCATTTTTTACTGCAGCATCACAAACAACACTTGTTAACACAAAAGTACCTACAAAAATGCTTACTCTTTTAATAATGTGAAGTTCACCAGGTGTAGTAGCTTTAATTGCATTGTTAATTATTGCACTTGTTCCATAAGAAACAACAAAACCAACACCAAGTTTAACAAAATCAATTTTAGTCATAGTTTCTCTCCTTTCAGGATAAAAAGAAAAGGGTACTATGTTTCCATAATACCCTTCCACCTTTTTAAAAGTTATTCAATTGTCACTGCATCGTCAATGCTGTCGATCGCGTCGTCGATATCATCCTTGTTAACTGCTTTAGCAAGAAGTATTACTCCTCCTATAACAACTAACCCGATCAATACCCTCTTAACGATTTTCTTTACCATTTCTGCATCAAGTGTCATTTTTTTTCCTCCTTTTAATTTTAGGTCTCTATTATACTATATGTTTTTTTCGCGAATTATAACTCTAAATCAATAGGGTTCCCATCACCATCGACTATAGTAAAATCTGAAGGTGGTTCTAAGTTATACTCTACCACTAATGCTTTTAGGAGAATTAGATAATTTATATGATCAGTTATTTTTTCATCCCAAATAGCTATTGGAAAACACATTTGAGATGCGCACATATCATAAATAGACACAGTATGTTTTGCCATCATGCCAGCAAGAGCTTGATTATAAGTTTCTCTTTCTAATGCTGCTGCCAGTTTAAAGTTATGAAGACGATCTTCTGTGGCATATTCCTGTGCTTTTTCTAATAATTTACGTTTGCAAGCATCTATTTGTGCCTCAAATATCTCAGCAAACACTTCTGCTTTCACGTTTTCCCTCCTTTCAAGAGTTAATCATACTTAAATTTTGGTGAAAGATCATAGTCAACGACCAAACATGGCACTCCCCCTTCCGCAAGTTGGGAACTAAAGTTGAATTTAATTTGCCCATCATCAATATGCCAACCTAGATCTTCTCCCATTTTAACGTTTTCAAGTCCTAAAGCATAAAATAAATCATTTAAAGACAAATAACCATCACATAATAAAACTTCATTTAGTTCATTTCTTTTTTGGCGAATACTCTCGATATCACTCTTAAAATACCGCCCAGAAAATGAATCATAGCATAATGTCTCGCCTTTACCCGTAAATATAACTGTATTATTACTTAAAGGATTCTTATCAAGACGATCTTTATAGATCTCGTCCTTAAACTTCTGAGCTTTTTTTTCTCCAAGCGTCTCAAGTAGTTTATCCTGATATTCTTTCAAAACTACTTCAGAGATAGAATATGCCGTTGCTAAAGCAGCATTTCTCCTTGTATGGATCGAGTTCAGATATATAACTCCCGCTATTGTAAGACTACCCATGACTACTGCTGGAATATATAAAGGATATACAAGTTTTACCACTTCAAACTTAGTTAGTTCTATTTGATGTGGAGACCGTTCGTATTCCTCTTCGGAAATTAATTGAAGCGCTTTCGCTGTAGGTCTGACAGATAAATATATAGTTGTACCAATACCTGTGACAATCATGGAGGTAAGTATTACTGTAGAGTTTTTATCGAAAAATGGTCTTATTTTTGAGAACATGCAAGCTCTCTCCTTCTTCTTTTATTTTCGTACATTGCTATATCTGCATGTCGCATTGCTTCACTTATGGTGTTTCTTTTATCCATACAAGCGGTGCCGAAGGACGCAATGTTTAAAAGATGCGTTGTTTTTACTTCTATTATAGAAATATAGGTTTCGGTAATTAAAAGAAACTCGTCGCCACCAAGTCTAAATACCCAGTTTGTAACGTCTCTCAATTTATCAGCAACATAACAAAGGGTCTTATCCCCTGCGTCATGTCCTTCTGCATCATTGATTAATTTAAGATTGTTTACATCTACTATAGTAAGATATAGATCTTGATCTAAACCAATCAAAGATATGTCCGTCCGTAAAAGTTCAAAAGCGTTACGATTATACACTTTTGTTAGAGAATCATATAGGGCTAGTTTTATTAACTCCTCCTTTCGATTGTTTTTGAAATAATTCAGTTTTTGGTAAACATCAGACAGTGACCTCATTTTCCTCTCTCCTTTCGTTTTTAAAAAAAGAAAAGAGTCCTTAATGAACTCTCCTCCATATAGCATTAGAAATACATCCAATTGTCCAACCGATAGCCAAACCTACAACAATCTGTATTACTACTTCTGTCGCGGTGGTTTGTCTTTCCATTATCAATTCCTCCTTTCTAATCCTTCTATTATACCCTGTGTAATCTACGCGAAGAAAAAATAAAAGAATAGGGTTCGAACCTATGACTCTCCTTTCAGAGTGTTTTCCCTACGCATATTTCAGCAAGTTCTCCACTTAAACTATCTTCATCATACTATGTGTAATTCACGCGAAAATAAAAAAGAAGCCGAAGCTTCTTTAATAACCAATATTACCTTTTCTGTTTTTACGTGCAATAGCCGCTTTAGACATCGCATAACAAGCATCCTGGTATAGATTTACAATTCCTCTTTCTGCTATTGGCATAAAGATCATTATCATCGCTCCCACGAATACTCCTCTTGCAACATCTTTACAAAGACTTTTCATCTGTAAAAACCTCCTCGATTTTATTTTCTATTATACCATGTGTAATTTGCGCGAAACATTACCTAAAAACACTCATCCGGGAATTTTTTCACTATAAAAAGACCAAAAATAGCTAAAATACTCTCAGATGCATGAGGATCGCTTCTAACGATTTTACCCCCCTTTTAAAGGTATTCATACCAGGACCATATTTATCTCTCGTCCTGAGCCATCCTCGAAGGCCGTTTTTCTGAAAAAGTGAAAAAAAGAAGCCGAAGCTCCTTTTTTAGATAATTCTTTTACAAGGACATATAAAGTTTTCTTTGAAACCAAATCGTGCTTATACATATTATCGCTAACGCAATTCCTGATATAACCAGTTCGATTTTGTCCGAATCTTTCATTTTTAATCCTCCTCAATTTTATTATCTATTATAACGTGTGCGATTTACGCGAGGAAAAAAAGAGAAGGCGTGTTTTATACACGCCTCACAAATCCTAAAGCTTTCGATGTGATTACATTTAATCTCTCAAAACCCAGTATTAACCCTATTCCCAGAAGATTACTCACTATAGTCGCAATTGTATCTGGTGATACAAACTTTTTTTCTCCATTTTTAAGTTTGTATAACTTTTCTAAATTACCAACTATAGTTCCATATTCTTCTGAATAAGGGTTTATACATCGTAATGTTTTTTGAACCTCATCAATCTCTTTCTCTAAGTCTGTTTTTTCCTTTTTGGTGAATAACATCAACCTTCTCCTTTCAATTTTATATTCTATAATAACATGTGTTATTACTGCGAAGAAGTATTAATATCCACCACGGTTAAATTAACGGTCTTCTTTTGAAGTAAAGTATAACCAGTAATATCTAATCCAAGTTCACAAATATAACCAGTAGGGTTTTCTGTTCTACTAACCTTAATAATTCCATCAGTGCCTACTTCTGGTAAGTTTGTTGCGATACTAGTTAATAATGAGTAGATTCCAGCCATAACCGAAACAGAAAGAAGATATATCCATGGAATCTCATTTAAAGCAGCACCTACTGTAATTAAACTAAGTGCCGTCTGCGCCACAGTTCTTATTGCACGAAGAAGTGCCGCGTACAACCATGCAAGAGTAAGTTTATTTTGCATTTAATATTATTCCTCCTGAGATTTATTTTTTAAGAGTAACACTGAGGATTCAATAAGTCCTTCGATTTCCAATATAGATAATTTAATACCTTTGTCTTCCGCATGTGTTGATAATCTTTCACATGCAGCATTGTATTTAATTACACCATTTTGTCCTTTATATCTCTGTTCTGTATACTCTACAGCCATAAGTGCCCATTCTTTTTTGACTTCCCATTCATGTTTAAGATATAATATTTTTTTAGTCTTTATAGTTCGTCGTAAATATTCTATTTCTATTACAACAAGAACTATTAAAAACAATATAAGTATTGTTTGGAGTAAAGAGGTAATGTTCATTTCATTCTCCGTCCAACTTATTTATTAAATATCTAAAATCTAAACTCATTTCAATTTTATGTTTGTCAATAACGTCCATTATTTCTGTTGTTTTCTTCATTATTAATTTAATCACATCATCCATATTTACAAATCATCCCCTCCACGCCCTTACCCCTCGGGGTATCCAGATGCTATATAGCTGTTAGTCGGCGAGACCAACATTAACCCTCGCTATCCACTCCTAAAGGTAAGCGATTAGAGGGACACTTAGTGTTACCCTGGAAAAATCTAAAGCGACATACCGCGTTTATTTATCATTCCATTCGCCTTGTGGCGCCTCGTCTGCATTTGCACTATCTACATGCACAAAAGGTGGATTAGAACTATAATAACTACCTATTCTAATAAATCCTGCTTGTCTTGCCGCTTGTGCCATTGAAGCAACTGGAATATCATCGAAATAAAGATCAATAGCTTTACCAAATAAATGTTGACTATCACCAACCCCACCAACATCCGCATTATGTTTAGGACATCTTGCGCCACTCAAAACATTTCCTGCCCGTAGAAATCTGGCTCGCATGGCCTCAGCACCAGCCATCGTTTTTGTATCATATAGTAACAACCCACATCCGCATCTACATCGCATTTCTTCTTCGCTAAAGTGAAAGGTTATTAGACTCATAGTTCTTTACTCCCTTCGTTTACTTCTTTTATTTCAGTTGTGCCCCCACCTTGGCCCATTCTGTTTATATCTACATTTTCATGGGCCTTTGCAGTTTGTTCTGTGGCTGTTGCACTATGATTTGTTATTACATCACTTATGAGATTACCAGAACCATTAATTGCCTTTTCTCTTTCTTTTTCAAAACGCATTAAAAGTGGTCTTAGATCATCACATCCAGCACCTATCATATTTTCAATAATACTATGTACTTCTACTAAGAATAACATACCATAAATTATCGAACTAAATATGATTGGGACAGACTCTACCGTTGTAATATATTTTGATTGATATGCAACTACCATCAATACAAAATAAGCTAAGATTTTAACGGAACCTTTTCTAAACATTGTCTGACTATTAATTCTTTGTGTTTGAACTGCTTTTAAATATCCACCACATCCATAGGACAATTCCACCATTTTAGTTATGAAATCTAAAACAACCGCTATCCATAAAGCATAGAAGGCTGCAGATGGTTGTATTAGATATGCACATAAACCAACTAATAACCCTACAAACCAAGTATCGCATATTTTTTCAAAAAGAAATCTAATTTGTTCCAAACTACCCCCTTCTCCCTAGTTACCTTCTTTTTATTTAATCAACATCGAAAGACCAAAGAAGAACATTCCTAACCAACCAAGTTGCACAGACTTTGTCCAAGGCATAGGAATGGCAGCTAAGA